GAGCATACCGTAACACTGTGCCATAATCATCATGTACAACTTCATGGTATATACGGGCGAAACCCTTCTTTAGCAACTGCAGACAAGCAGAAAAATTGGGTAGAGATACAGAGAACTAAACATGGCATGGTATAACTTTGGATTTGGAAAAAAGGATACAGAAGAAAAACTGAATCCAATACAGCCATACTACGAAAAAACTACCGAGCCAAGCAAGGAGTATACGTATAGTTACGAAAGAGCCTACGAAGATTTAGAAATTGTAAATCGTGGAGTAAATATTCTTGTAGATGATTGTGCTGAAATTGATGCAGTTGTTCATGAGCAAATGCCCATACAAGGAGTTATAAAAGGAATAAAAGGCTCTCGTATAGCAAAGCTACTTAACCAAGAGCCAAACCCTTTTCAAGATATTTCCTCTTTTCGACGAAATCTTTTTACTGATTACATTCTAGACGGCAATATATTTATTTATTATGATGGTGTACATTTATACCATTTGCCTGCTAGTAAGATGACAATTCATGCAAGTAAAAAGACTTTCATAGACCATTACAGCTTTGACGGTAATGAGCAAAAATTTTCTCCAAGTGAGATTATTCACGTAAAAGAAAATTCTTTTTATTCTATTTATCGAGGCGTATCCAGATTAAAGCCCGCACTTCGAACAATGCGTCTCATGAGAAGTATGCGGGATTTTCAAGATAACTTTTTTAGAAACGGCGCAGTCCCGGGACTTGTAATTAAATCTCCAAATACTCTTTCTGAGAAAAATAAAGAAAGAATGATACAATCTTGGACAGCACGATACCGTCCAGACGCAGGTGGCAAGCGTCCTTTAGTGCTAGATGGTGGTATTGAAGTAGACGAGCTTTCTAAAATTAATTTTAGAGAATTAGACTTTCAACAAGCTATTTCCGAAAATGAAAAGATTATATTAAAAGCATTAGGAGTTCCTCCGCTACTTATGGACTCTGGTAATAATGCAAACATTCGCCCAAATATGCGAATGTACTATTTAGAAACAATTCTTCCTATTGTCAAGAAAACAAATAAAGCTTATTCTCGATTTTTTGGATTTGATATTGGAGAAGATATTACAGATATTCCTGCTCTACAGCCTGAGCTGAGAGACCAAGCAACTTTTTACACTTCCCTTGTAAATGCAGGAATTATAACACCTAACGAAGCTAGAGTTGCTATGAATTTTGATGAACTGCCTGATGCAGATGAAATTCGCGTACCTCAAAATATAGCTGGCAGCGCAGTAGATCCATCACAAGGTGGTCGACCTACTGAAAATGGAGATGATGACTAATGGCTTCACGAAACAGATTAAGACAAGCTGTAAATAAGATATTAATACAGCAATTTAAAGATTGGGGACTCCCAGAGGATATTGACTACAAAAGCTATTGCAACATTGTTGATAAGCCTGTAACTCCTAAGCAAATTCAAAAATCTTTTTATAACTGGAGAACTGCTGTTCATTCCGTTAGAGTTATGGATAAATCAGTATTTGCTCCCAAGCAGAAAGCAGCGCCTAAAAAAGAAGAGCCTAAAAAAGAAGCTCCAAAAGAACCTGCTAAGAAAGTAGAGAGTAAAAAAGATGATAAATAAGGTTTTTAATTTTACGTCCACTTTTAAAGCTCTTCATGAAGATGAAGACGGAGGCGTTCATATCTGCGGTATGGCAAGTACTCATGATGAGGATCGTGCAAACGATGTCATTATGGCAGAAGCATGGACAAAAGGTGGGCTTCGAAATTTTGAAAAGAATCCAATCATTCTTTTTAATCACGATTATAATAAGCCGATTGGCAGAGCAACAGGTCTTAAAGTGACAGAAAATGGCCTGGAACTCAAAGCAAAAATTTCTAAATCTGCGCCAGATCATGTGGCGCAATTAGTAAAAGAAGGCATTCTTGGAGCTTTTTCTGTTGGTTTCCGAGTCAAGGATGCTGATTATATAACGGAAACTGACGGATTAAAGATTAAGGATGCTGAATTGTTCGAAGTATCAGTTGTATCGGTACCTTGTAACCAAGCAGCAACTTTTTCTCTGGCAAAATCATTTGATTCTATGGAAGAATACAATGATTTTAAGAAAACTTTCACCAATCGTGTAGATCTAGCCGGTCAGTCTCTGGCTAAGGATGAAAAATCATCTGTAGCTAGTGAAACACCGGACGAAGCGGACAATTCCGTTAAACAGGAGATCAAAATGTCGGAAGAAGTAAAAACTCCCGAAGTCGACTTGGAAGCTTTTGCTAAGAAGGTAGCAGAGGAAACTGCTGCTAAAATTGCAATGAAGCAAGCCGAGCAAAAAGCTGCCGATGAGAAGGCAGCACAAGAAGCCACTGAGAAGGCCCAGGCAGAAGCCCAAGCCAAAGCTCAGCAAGAAGCTGAAGTTCAAACAGCTATTAAGGTTGGTGTCGAGTCAGGCGCCGATCGTTTGATGGCCGATGTTGAAGCTAAGCTGGCTGAAAAAGATGCCAATATGGCAGAGGTTATTGCTCAATATAAGCAAGACCTCGAAGAGAAGAGTGAAGAGCTCGAGAAGATGCGTGAGTCTAAGCGTGTATTCGCTGACCGTGCTTCTTCAGCAGATCTCGAAAAGCACTCAAAAGAGTTGATGTATGCCCATATGCTGGGTGTATTCACTCAAAAAGGTTGGGACACCAAGTATGGTCGTGAAACTCTTGAGAAGGCTGGTATGGACTACCCCAACTCAGGTAATCCCGGCACTCAGCCCAACATCGCTACTAGCGTACAGACTGCTCTTGAAAAAGAAGTTCAATTCCAGTATCGTCTGGCACAAGCTTTCCGTGAGCTGAACATGAACTCTCAGTCTATGATTCTTCCTCTGCAGAGTGACACCTCAAAGGCTGTCTTCTCTCAAGGTGGTGAGAATGCTCGTTTCACCGGTTCTACGACTGGTGTAACTAATGATGGTGTAAATGGTACCGGTACTGCAGGTACGTTTGACGTAGGTCAAATCGTACTTACCGCTCATCGTATGATTTCTACCACGTTCCTCGACAATCACATTGATGAAGAGATTCTTGTAAATCTTCTTCCCATGATGACCGAGAATGTTGCCCGTGCTCACGCTCGTGCAGTAGATGAAATGATTCTGAATGGTAACACTACTCCTGCCATCAATGGTCTTGCAAACTTTGCTACTGCAGTAACTCTTAGCACTGCTAATGCTGTTGCTGCTGCTACAGGTTCTTTGACTGCTGCTGCTCTTCTGGAAGCACGTTCCGGTATGGGTAAGTTTGGTCTGTCGCCTTCTGACGTCACGTATGTCGTTTCACAAGAGCGTTACTATGACCTGATTGCAGACGCAGGTTTTGCAGACATCACGGATGTCGGTTCTGATGTAGCAACCAAGCTGGTTGGTGCTATCGGTTCAGTATATGGCTCGCCCGTACTGATTTCCGACAACTTTGCTACTACTAATGCTGTTGGTGATGACATTGCTTATGCAGTTAACACTGCTAACTTTGTTATTCCGCGTCTCCGCGGCGTTAATGTTGAGCAGGATTACGAAGTGCGCGAACAGCGTCGCTTGGTAGTTGCTAGCCAGTCACTCGGTTTTGACCGTATGTTTGGCGGTACTACTAACAACCCTGCTTGTATGGCTATCAAACTCTCCTAATATCAGGGTTTGGAACGTGGGGAGGTTCGCCTCCCCAAGTTTTTACTTATATACTTATGGCTAAAGATTTAATTACATTACAAGAATACAAGGATATGGAAAGAATTTCCAATCCGAAAGATGACTATAATCTTCAGCGACTAATTTCTTCAGTGAGTGTATTAGTAAAAACTTATTGTGCAACAAGTTTCTTAGACTTTTATAATGTTAATAAAGTAGAGACTTTTCACCACAAATGGGGTACAGATATAATACAGCTAACAGAAACTCCTTTAGTTTCTGTTAGTCTTGTAGAAGAAAGAGACAACTTATCTTCAGCCTACCAGACTTTAACAGTAAATGAAGATTATTACTTAGATATGGATACTGATAGTATTTTTCGTATATCTTCTACTGGGGCAGAAAAACACTGGGCACGAGGTCCCGGGGCTGTTCAAGTTACGTATCGAGCAGGGTATCAATCTACTCCTCTTGATTTAAAACTTGCAGTAATTGATCTTGTAACATATTATGCAAGAGACGAATACAAAGAAAGACGAACGCTTGCTGGAGCTACACTGCAAAATCCACAATCTGCTCGTCAAGATAGTAGCGTAGCTTTTCCCGATCATATCAAACGCGTACTAGATTTATATAAAAACTTCTAATGGCTGGAAAAAATTTACTAGGGTTTTTAAGAAAGTTAGAAGCCGAAATGCAAAAATCTAGCCAAACATATAGAAATACAGTAACTAATAGAAAACCCCACACTTTGTTTATAACTAAAGAAGGTCTTTACAATCAAGTAGTAGTTCAAGCAGAGCAAGATGGGATTTTAAATAGTAGAGAAGCAATACGAAAAGCTACGGACGATTTTTTTACAAGTGTACAAAATTTAGCAAAAAAAGCAGAGTCCAATAAATTTTTAGTTGTTCATTCAAAAAGAGTTTCTTCTAAATATGTTTTAATTACAATGGAGTTGATAGCAACTTATGTTAATTTAAGAGGAACAACTGTAGGAGATACTTTCAGACTTGTAAAAGATTTTTATTCTGGTGCAAATACCAAATTTTTATCAGATATGAGAAAAATTTATACTAAAAAAGGAACTACTTTAAAAGATACTTCTTTTTTAGATATAGGACACGGAGAACAAACTTCGAATATTAAAGAAAGAATTTATGATGAATTATTAGGACATGGGGAGCTGCCCCCTAATATTCCAAAAATACCAGAATTAGAAAATATTTTTGTTTTAAAAAAAGACAACAGACGAAAAACAATAGTAGTTTCTTTAGAATCTTCTTTTGCAAATAGGCTAAAAGGACGAACACAAGAAAGAAAAATAAAGGAACAACTTTTAGTAGATTTAGAAAAAGCAATAGGCAAACTAGAGTCTGTAGCAACTTTATCAAGCTCTGATTCTTTCCTTGAAGAGGTAGAAAAGAATACAATAAATTTAGTTGTAAATGCAGTAGAGAATGCTTTTACAGGAAGTAATGTAAAAATAAAAAAAATAAATGTTAAAAAACAAAAGGTTTCAAAAACAAGTCAACGAAAATCTAGTACTCTTAGAAAAAATGCAAAAATACTACCTGTAACCAAAGGAAAACCAGCAAAAAAACGAAAAGCTCCTGTAAAAAAGTCCGACTATTCTATAGCAACTTTTATAGGGGTTTTAAATCAAAAATTACCACAAGTTGTAGCAAAAAATATGCAACCTCCCGCACTACAGTACCAAACAGGCAGATTTGCTAGTAGTGTTAGAATAACGGATATTAGTCAAACAAGACAAGGCTTTCCAAGTATTGGATATACGTATCAAAGAGATCCATATCAAGTATATGAATTAGGAAATAGCAGGGGAACCCAAGAAAGAGACCCTAGACGCTTAATTGATAAGTCTATTAGAGAAATTGCTGCAGGCATGGCAATCGGGAGATTCTATACAAGGAGAATGTAAGTGACCAACCATGCTAGACGCTATAGTACTCGCCGAATGGCAATTATAAATGCTTTGGTGGATAAACTAAAAGCTATAGATGCAAACGGAGGCTTTCATACTAATGTTTTTAATAATGTACACCCTCGATTAAAATTTTGGGATGAAGTAACTGAGTTTCCTGCTATTCATTTAAATGCCGGAAGTGAGACCCGAGAGTACCAAGGAGGGGGTTACCGAGATAGATTTTTAAGTGTAACCATTCGTTGCTACGTAAATGAAGAAGATGCTGTAGAAGCATTGGAAAAACTATTAGAGGATGTAGAAACTGTAATCGAAGATAATAGTAGGCTAGAATATATTGATAATCAACAGCCTACTGGAAATACACAATACACCCACCAAATTTCTATTGTCAGTATAGACACTGATGAAGGAGTACTTGAACCTTTAGGAGTGGGAGAAATGCTATTAGAGGTTCGATATTAGAAAATACTGGCACGAATCAAAGGATTCACGTCCAAGTCTTTTCAAGCTACATAGGAGAAAACTATGCCAGCGGCAAATTTACAACTGAGTAGAAATACTCATGTTTATCTTGAAAAAGATCAAACAAATTTACAAGCTTTAGTCAGCGGAACTGCTGATAATAATGTTCATCTTTGGCAGATTCCTGTACTAGATGGATTTTCTTTTAGTCAGTCTGTTGCAACTTCAGAGATTACTCTGAATGAAATGGCAAAAAATACAGCGCTCGAAACTCGTAGAGGTAGAGCAATGTTCAATGATGCTTTAGAACCCGCGGAGTGGAGTTTCACTACGTATGCTCGACCCACTAGTATAGCAGGTGCAGTAGAAGAAGCTTTATGGGCTAGTTTTATTGGAAACACGTATTTTGTTGCACAGGCAAGCCCTACTACGACCCCTGGAGATTGGCGTCGTTTGTCAGATACTGGTAATGCAGGAGTAACAAGAAGCACCGCCGCACCTGTATCCGCAACATTTGACTTTGAAGATTCAAATACAGTTGAATTAGGTACTTTTAATCTTTATTTTGTCCTCGGCGGTTGTGCACCAGGAGC